GTGAGGGTTGGGTCAAAAAAAGAAAGATCGGATGATTTCTTGCGGTTTTGTATGCGTTGGGCGGTCTTTCGGTTTACATGAATGGCCCCGCGTGATGCGTTGCAACTGGCGCAGCTGCTTACGATGTTGGATCGGTCGTAGGCATCTCCTCCACGATCAAGCTCAATGATGTGGTCTGCTTGTGTGGCCTTAGTCCTCTTGCCTTTGAGTCTGCACCAATGGCACTCATCATCTTCTTCGAGGATAAGCCGGCGTAGTTCTCTCCATTGCTTGGTGCTGTAGATGGGGTTACCTGCCATGAATCTCCATGCCTACGAGGCATCCGCATTTGTCTAGTTCTAGTCCTTTGATGATCTTCCAGCCTGTGTCCCTGCATTGTCCACAGGGTTCATGCGCGCCTATGTGAGTACGCGTAGGGACTATCTCATAGTCTTTGTTTATCAGTTCTTGATATACATCGGCATTTTCCCCGTAGGGATTATCCCCACGAGGTGTGACCTGCGGTGATGCGTTTCGCACAGACTTATTCACAGGCTGGGGAATGTCATAGACCAGCGTGTCATACTGCCATTTCCCTGTCTCATCTTGATATCTCCTGCGCTGCACATAGCCTGCGCACTCCAGCTCTGTCATGGCGGTACGGACAGCGTCTATCCCTTCCTTCTTGACAGTGCTCAGATGCCTCGTGGAGGTCCTCCAGTTGTCAGGCTTGGACAAGATGTAGATCAAGACTGCTGTGGCCTTGAAGGTGATCCTCTGGTCGTCAATGATGCCGTTACGGATTTGAGTCCAATTTGACTCTGGGCGAGGTGCTCGATAGATACTCATGAAACATCCTGCATGGTGACGCGCTTACCTGCCCGATACGACTGATAGCCGGCGACAGTCCCGTCCACAATGACCTTGACATAACGGTCCAAGTGTTGATCTTGGTTGAGGAGAGTCATCACGATTGAAGGGTTCGTATGAAGCTCTGACGCTTGTTTATCGGTCAGGACGCGAGCAGATCCGACTCGATACATGGAAATCACTTGATACTGGATCATCCGAGACTCGTCCACTGTCCATCAATCAAAGTCTCCGCATACATACAAGACTTTGATCGGGCCTGAATGAAAATGCCGTCAATGGTCAGATACTCACATTCATCGCCAATGGTACGAAGGGCGAAGATGTAGACATGATGACGATCTGTGTCTGAGGTTTTAAAGAGGACTCTCATCGGTCGGACGGGTTGCATCCATTCACTTGTATCGGGGCTCATATTGCTTCTTCCTTTTCTTGTAGTGATTTGAAATGTTTCAGCGTCGCACTAGGTGGTGCGAGCTGTGAGATCGGTAAGTCGTAGCAGCCCTGCGAGAAATACCGTCCGCTGGGAAGCTCGCTGCCATCTTCCCAATAACGCATCATCGGATCGCCCTCGCGGTGGAAGGTCGCCATCCTGAAAAACTTGTCCCACGAGCATCCACCAAGAAGCCACACACATTCAGGGATGCCGGCGACATACTGCAAATGAGCGAAGAAGAAGAAATCAGACTTCTCGGTTTCCTTACTGCTTGACGCAAAATTCACTCGATAGTGCGGTTTCGGTTCGTAGTTGTTCTTTTGAACTTTGACCTCAATCGTGTGGCCTGAGTGAAGCTGCACATCGCTTTTCGTGCCGTCATGTTTGTATGCGAGCAGATCATTGTTCCAGCAGTAATCGATGACAGCGATCTCACCGACAGCACCGAGGAAAAGATTCTCGTCTTTGAATGTCGGTCGTTTTTTCATGCTGTCCGGATTGATCGCATCGATCCATTCGTTCGCTTCAAAGATGAGACGCTCAGTGATCTGGACTCGGATCATCAGAACGCTTCCCCATCAGTCATTTTCTTCGCTTTCAGATCAGCGACCAAAGCCTCAAAAGCGACACGCCCATCTGGGATCTCGCCGGCATGACCGAGAGCTTTCAAGAGTCGTCTCTGACCTTCTGAAACTTGCCAAGGTTTAGCGGTCGCTGGTTGAGTCTGACGGTTCTGCACTTCCTCTAGTGAGGCCATCTTTGGGAACGACATCATCAAGCCCGCTAATCGTCCGAGACAACTCGTGGACGCGTTCATCTGCTCGCTGTCACGAGTGAACGAGGTCTTGCCGGGGAACGGCTCAAAACAAGTCGCCTGACACGGCTGAGGATCATCAGGTGTTCGCCATGCCTGCATCGTGACCGAGATGAAAGTTTTGTCACCGATCGTCACGATCTCTGGGCGATGCTCCTTGATACGAAGCTCAGGCCACTTGGCGAGAAGAGCTGCGAAGCGTGTCGGTACATCGACATAGTCATTGAGGTTCATACTTGACCGCTTCCTCAAATCGGTTGATCGTTGAGGTCATAGATCCGAAGGGATCGCTGTCAGGCTTATAGAAGCCGATCAGCTCGTCATACAGATCCGAGGCCATACCTTGCCACCAGAGGATGCGCTTGTCTCGTAGTTTCAGACGGAGCTCAAGGTCGGCAATGTGCTTCTCTTGCTCTCTGATCGTCTGAACCATACCGTCGGGGTCGTTCATTGGATTTCCTTCCTAGTTGGATAATCCGACCTTACTGGATCGGTGTGTCAGAGAGGAGCATTGCGTGACGCTGATTCTCCGATGTGCCTCCCCAGATGCCGGGGAGAGCCCGATAACCAAATGAAAGCGCATACTTGAGACAGTCATCAATCACTGGACATGATTCGCACACTGCGACAGCTCGACGAAGTTGATGCCAAGCGTCTGGGCCTTGCTCAGGGAAAAACCAGTTCACGGGCAGTTCACGACAAGCTGCTCTTTCTTGCCAGTTCAGCACGAGATACTCCAAGGCTGCCATCCACACAGACCTTGCTCTTCACGAGAATTCCACAGCAGGAACGCGAACCGAAGATTCGAGGAAGGGATCGCCATATCGTCAAGAGTCCAGCCCATCTCCGCGAGCCACTCTTCGTGAATCTGGTTGATCTGAGTGAGCCCGTGATCGCCTGACTTGTCGTTCACTGCCAAGGCTTGACAGCGCGATTCTTTCCACATGACGCGTCCAAGAGTCTGAAGAACTTCGGTCTCATTGGGCCATCCCATCTCTACAGCGAGCGGCAGCCATTCCTGACACTTGGTGTCGGGATCTATCTCGGCGAGCTGTACGAGCGTCGTAGTGGTCTCTACGGGCTCATCGTAGATGGTCGCGTTCTCTTCTTCTATCTGTTGAGCGATCTCAGCGTTACGGTCTGCGATCTGTTCATCGCTGAGTGGCACGATCTGGACGGTCTGAGGGACTGAGACAACTGGTGGATCAATGTTGCCGGCATCGCCACCGAAGATCACCACCAGACCGAAATACAGAAATGCGACTGATGCTAGGAATTTGAATGGATTCATATTGCCTCCAGTGTCGGGGCTCAGCTTGTGCTGTGCTCTATTGGCACAGTCAGTAGACCGACTCTGGGAGTCGGTGTCAAGTCATCAGCTGAAGATTCGAGCGAACGCTGTCTCTACGAGGGTCGGAGAATCTGCCATCAATGGTGAGATCTCAACATGAATCCAGTCAGCTCCGGGTGTTCCACCATTGCGAGAGACCGTCCACTTGAGCCAGTTGTCTCGAGAGCAACGATATCCGGCTCCCCATTTGTCTGTGGGGAACGGTACGCCTACGCCATCGTAGGAATGGATCTCTTCAATGTTCAGATCGTCACGGTGGGCATACAAGAAATCGACCAAATCTTTCCGTTGAGCTTTTGTACCTTTGAGGTCTGTTGCTCGCCATGTGGCATGAACGGAGAGCTGCGGTCCTGAGCGCATCGGACGGTTCGCATAGATGCCAATGTTCTTGACACCGAACAAATACTCGCAGAATTCGACGAATCGTTTTGTGCCGGCGCGTGGTGTCGGATGGTTGCCGTCGGTGTTCCCTGTGTACGGTCTAGTTGTCATGATCTTTGTCCTTGTCTTTGAGGCCGTTGGATGCGAGGATTCCAGATAGTGCTCCAGTGAGGAAAAGCATCATCGGGGACAGTAGCGACCACGCTGACTCATCATTCGGTGACACTTCTAGCGGTTGCACCACGAAAAGCAGTCCGTAGAGCAGTGAGGCGGTACTGATAACGAAAGTGGCTGACAGTGTGATTCCGACGATCAAGATGAGTCGAGCCTTGATTTCGCTGTTGGTGTATTTTCTCATGGGTTGCACCTTGACGATGTGGGGTGGCTTTCACAGTTGTCTCGAGTCTGATCGTTGCACGAGGTGACAACAAACATGAGACCAATAGCAAGAGCTGCGACGATTGCTAGTGTTTTCATGGCAGCGGTGGATTCGGTATATCGGCTTGATCCGAAGGAGTCCAAGTACCCATGAAGTCTCGGAGCTGCTGACGATAGATAGCCCATTCTGCCGAGTATTCAACGGTGAGAGGGTTGTTCGGGATCTGCGTCCAATCGGACTCATTCAAATAGCTTTTTATTAACTGGCGACAGTTGGTGGTCTGTTCGTCCGGAGTGTCTCCGCCAATGTAAACGATCATATCGGTCCCATATCCTCTACTGTTAGTAATGCTCTTTTGAACCCTGAACGGGTTGCTGTACCTGTGCCGGCGCTGATTTGAATTGATGCATAAATGATCGTTGAACCAGCGGCGAATGTTCCAATGCTTTGAACGATTCCCTGAGTTGGTGTTGCGACAACAGGGATTCCCACAGTTGTTTGAGCGATCAAAGTTGATGTAGCGAAAGTTGCACCAGTCCTTAATCCCATAGTGAAAAACGAAATGGCTGACCCATTCATTTGAGGCTCAGTGTAGATCAGTCGATAGTTACGATTTGCGACAGCGGTGAATGTTAGCGATACGACACTTTTATCTACTGTGATTGCTGCGTCTGTGACTTGATTGTTCCCTGACTGCATAAGTCCACGAGGGAAGCGATTTTGTTGACTTGCGAGGAGAACTGCTCCAGCGACGAAGTCTGTGTTTGGGTTCGGCATATTTTCTCCTCTACCAACCGAGTCGGCTGGTGTCTAAAATTCCTAGAATTGATGAGTCAAGAATAAAGAACTGGTAATAGGTTAACGGATTCAAAAACACTTGAAATAATGTTTCGGTTGGTGTGGCCGTTATGTAAACGCCTTCAATCACTACCGCTTCGGTTTGTGGTGAAATTGGTGCGCCAGTCTTTTTTTGTATTTGATAGGTGATCGTCGTCGTTCGCAAATATCCGAAAGCCCCTGAAATACTTGCAACAAATTGCCCGAGTTTTGTGGTGTCTTGTGAAGCATCAGAGAATCCGATTATGTACCTGAGATCGGTCGGATCGGATTGACTGTTGGCAAGCCATGACGCAAGGTCAAGACCTTGAGTGGTTGACCAGTCAACCGTTGACAGTGAATATCCGTTTTGACCGTAGGCCGTGACTGAAGTCGTCTCTTGTGCTGTCTGGGTGCTTAACCCTGCAGGGCTCACTTGCACAAAGTTCATCATGTTCAAACCGTTTTGGATTCGCTCAAAAGTCTGATAAGCGATATTTGATGCAGGAGTTGAATATGAGAATGTGTACGCTGCAGTCCAGTTATCAACCGAAGATCTCGCCATCGGTTGCAAGACTGAACCATTGTAGAACATCAGACCCTTCTCGGTCGTCAGATTCAACTGGACTCGACTTGCCACACTTCCCGAATATGTTGCACTGCTCACAGTGCTGTCACCGTTACCAGCGAACGGGACGACAGTCATGGAACTAGGGAGAGGGCCACCAGCTGCAGACTCAAAATAGTCAAGCTGTTTTCCCGAGAAATCTAGTGGCAGAGTTACGCTGTCCGCTTGAACACGACCGGCACGATTTAACCAGTCCGAACATTCAATGGTGGCAGTAGATAGTCCACTGTTGCCGGGTGAATCTTTGAATGTTACGCCTTGCACCCAAAAGGTCTGACTGAATAAACCTGTTTTCAAACTGATTTGATCGTTGAGACTAAATCCGCTGATTTGATTGGAATCGTTGATAATGTCTATGGACAAGATTTGTCCGTCGTAATTGTCCAAATAGTTTTGGCGACCGACCATCACATTGAAACCCAAAACGATGTCCGAAAATGTTGCGACCGTCGTCTCATTTTTCAGAGTCCAGACAAGTTTTGCCATTACATCGCTCGAGTGTTTATTGGGACAGGCCCGACTTGACGAACATACTGCTGGAGAGCTCTGACGATTGCGTTCGGGTCCCCGCCGTTGACATTGACCGTGATCGTGTTACCACCCATTCCCATTCCGCCGGCACGATTGAGTGGTATGACTGCTTCTGGACCGCGTTCGCCGATAATGGCGAGGGTTGGCGACATGACGATTCCTCCGTCTCCCATCAGACGCGGGAGGTGTACTTCTGGTACTGAACCGAAGTTGATCCAAGGGCCAGCAGCTTTATCAATGCCGTCAAGGATGATGTTCAAGCCTTTGATGGCGAAGTTGAGGCCTCGTTCAAGATTTGAAATAACAGCGTTAATGACTCCTTTGAATGCTCCGCCGACTCCATCAAAGATTTTCCCAGCAAGATCTTTCAGACCGTTGAATACTCCAATTACTGAATCTTTGAAGAAGAGGATCGCCGAGAATGCGAGACCGAACGGTCCCGTAATGACTGCAAGGATTAGCTTCCAGTTGTTCGTTACCCATGAGATGATCGCTGCGAAGAAGCCAATAATGTCGTCCTTGAATTTGATGACGACAACAGCTGCGAGACCGAACGGTCCAGTCAAGACTGCGAGCAGGAGTTGCCAGTGTTCTTTGATCCAATCAAAGACCCATTTCACGGCTCCCCAGAGGATGTCAAATCCTGCTTTTATGCCGTCTATAGCTTTTCCGAATATGTCGAACTTGACTTGTAGGGCGACGAGAGCTGCGATGACTGCAAGGATGACGATTGCGCCAGTGGCGACCCATAGTGCTGAGAATGATGCTGTCGTTACAGCGTTTACTGCAGTTGTGACTGCTTGGAGTGCGTTCCATGCTGCCATCGCTCCGTTCACTAGGAGAACTGCTGTGGCGATCCCTGCGATGACTCCTGCGATGATGACGATTGTCGTCTTGTGCTTTTGAGCCCAGTCGCCGAACTTCTGGAGTGCTGGGATGAGCTTCATGGCTAGAGGTGCGATGATCGCTCCGATGGACTCCTTGAATTCGCCCATCTGAATTCCGAGAGACTTCATTTTGCCTTGAGTGGTATTGGCTGCAGTTGAGGCTTGACCAGAGAAAGTTTTGCCGAGAGCTGCGAATACTTTGTCGGTGCTTGCTCCGTTCTTGATAAGTGCAGCAAGTTCTGGACTCAGTTTCTTGAGTGGTCCGAGTTGCCCGTTGAATGCTTTTGAGAGAGCGTCGGAGACTGAGCCGAGATCTTTTCCTGTACCGGCAGAGATATCAAGGGCGAGGCCTAGGAGGTCTTGAGCTTTTGCGACATCGCCAGTGCCTCGAACAAGCTTGTCAAGAGCTGGGCGCAGTTCGTCGTCGGCGACAGCTGCAGCGATTGAAGTCTTGGTGATGAAGTTCTCAACCGATTTGACTTGATTATCGGTCGCTCCTGCAGAGTTCTCGAGAGTTTTGGCAAGTTTCGAAGCTGCAACTTCGTCCTCTGCAAATGCTTTTACTGATGCGACAGCGACCGCACCTAGAGCTGCGAGAGCGAGGCCTGCAGGGACTGCAGCTTTCTTGATGGCGAACGCAGCTCTCTCACCGTTGGTTTCCAACTTTTTGAAATCGGCGATCGCACGATCAATTCCTTTCGGATTCCATTCGCTGATGATGGGGAGGTTGATTGCCATTGTTTATCTTCTCACGATGTTTGACTCAGTTTTACCCATGACTTCAATGACGATCTGTTCAACTCTGTTCATTGTTTCTTCTAGGTGTCGTTCTCCTCCAGCCCACACGAAGCGTGATGGGCCTCGTCCGAGTTTGGAGGTCAATAGTCCAGCGAAATTCGGTCTTGCTTTCAGAGGGTTTGAGTTGCGCGTCTGGTTCGGTCCTCGTCCAGCCATATCAGCCATTCCGAGAGCTGGACCTTTTGCAGTGATTTTCACGACAGCAAGCGACTCAAATTCTGCACCCTGAGCGATGTTTCTTTTGCGAGCCTTGCGTGTGTCTAGTTTTGCGACGACTTTCTTCTGCTGGTTACCTTGCCATCCGGTGCGACCGTAGTTGTTTCGGAAGCCTCGAGTCGGACCTGTCATGGGGATCGTGTCACGGACACCTGTGAGGATCGGATCGCAAGCTGCGACGATGTCCTTTGTGATCTGTCGGCGAAGCATCGGATCAATCTTGTTGATCTCCTTGAGCGCATTCTTGAGACCGTAGTAGTCGATCCCTATCTCTGCGCTCATTGATGCTTCCTCTGTTCGTTGA